AAGCATTAGAACAAGCGGCTTTGCGTTATCAAACAACGCTTTGCATGGGTTTATCAGGAACAGGAATAACCGCGCTACGGGACGTTTACGAGTTCCACGACTTGCAACGCCGTAGCATTCCGCGTAGCCAATACGAAAAAATGATTATTAAAACGCGCCAACGGATTCAAAGCAAAGCAAAAGAGGTCACCGTTTTATGAGCGACCATAACAAACGATATTTGCGCCAAACGTTAACAGTGACCGAACTTGATATATGTATGTACATTGGCAAAATGCGCCACAGCATTACAAGCAAACAAGGAACAGAACGTAAACAAGACGCAAGCCAAAACTCGTTGCAATTGTCAATTAATGGGGTAATCACGGAATACGCCGTTGCCAAAACGTTAAACCTTAATTTTGACCTTAATTGTGATTTCCGAAAATTT